CCCGCTCCAGTTTAAGGCGCGCCGCAGTTCAGATGCGGCGCGTGCGTTTTGAGGCCGGTTGGCAGAGTGGTTATGCAGCGGATTGCAAATCCGTGTACGCCGGTTCGATTCCGACATCGGCCTCCATCTTTAGAGAACCCTAAGTAGTTGATCTGCTTAGGGTTTTTTCTTGTCTGATATTCCCGCTTCCGGTATCTTCTCGCCACACCAACCCCTGAAAGCCCCATTTGGTGTGGATTTTGGTGTGGATTCTGGTGTGGATCGTGGTGTGGGACTGAGCCACGCCCTTCCTATCATCAAGGCCTTGAGCGCCCGCCCGACCAGCCGGTTTGGTGTGGATTGGTGTGGATTGGTGTGGATTTTTGGTGTGGATTCCAGAACCGGGAATGACAACAGGTAGATTCCCTCACAGTAGAGGACAGGGAATTACCCCCAGTACTTAGCACGACTCAAAACGAACCCCTGAGAGGGTCCTGAAGAGGACCGGAACGGGGGAAGTTGCGTCCTGACCATCCCGCTTCCGGGATAGACAACATGGTTATAAGGAGACCGCCAGATAGAACGACCGATTTACCCCCAGTAATAGCTGAGTGTCCTTAAAGACCTCCGCTCAAGACCATGGAAAGACAACAGCAAAGACATCTCTTAGAGGTTCCTTCAGGAGCCCTACGAGACCCCTTCAAGAACTCGGGCAAAGGCCCTGGAGGAACACATGACCGACCGTATCAAAGGCACCGAAGAGATTCAGGTAGAGCTGGAGCGTGGTATGCAGGAGGCTGGCCGTCTGCGGTATCAGCGAGCAGTCGATGCAGCCATCCTGCGTGGAGTCGAAGCACAGACCCCGTATGGCCAGCGTCTGCTGTCGATCCACACCGAGGCCTTCGCCAACGCCATCGATGCCTTCATGGAGGAGGCCAAGGCCAAGCGAGGCCGTCGCCACTCTGCCATCGAGTACCTGCAGCAGATCGACTCCCGCACAGCCGCATGGATGGCCCTGCGTGAAATCGTCAGCCGCATGAGCAACCCACGCCTGAAGATGACCAGCCTCGGTCTGTACATCGGTCGTTCCATCCTCACCGAGATCGAGATGCGCAAGCTGCGCAAGGACAACAAGGCGCTGTACACCGGCATCCTGCGTTCCACCGAGCGCAAGACCCAGCAGTTCCGCAAGGAGGCCACCGCGCGCTTCCTGCAAGAGAAGGAGAACCTCGACGTCCAGAGCAAGAACCGCGACCACTGCGAACTCATCGGCGTGAAGCTGATCGAGATTGCGGTCGAGAAGCTGGGCATCATCAGCCTGGAGCTGGAGCACAAGCACTCTGCGCGGGGCCGCAAGGTGACCCATGAGCGGGCCTACATCGTGCGTCCGACCATGGAGCTGGTGAACTGGGTGAAGGAGGGGCACACCATCTTCAGTGAGCTGGACCCCATCTACGAACCCATGGTCGTCCCGCCGGTCCCGTGGACTCATCCGCTGGTGGGCGGCTACCTGACCAACGAAGTGAAGCCGCTGACGCTGGTGAAGACCCGCTCCAAGCGGTACTTCCGTCGTCTGGAGAAGATGAACATGCCGCAGGTCTACGAGGCGGTGAACCGCATTCAGGCGACCCCGTGGCGCATCAACCATCGTGTCCTGGAGGTCATCGAGCAGATCCTGCAGACCAACTCCGAGCTGGGCGGTATGCCCCGCAACGAGGCCTATGAGCTGCCTGTGAAGCCGGCTGACATCGACACCAACGAAGAAGCACGCGAGGCCTACCGGAAGGAGGCCTATGCGGTGCATCAGGCCAACGTGAAGCTGGTCTCTCGCTGCGCCAAGGTGCAGGGCATCATGCGTACCGCCCGCAAGTACCGTGACTTCGAGGCCATCTACTTCCCGTACCAGCTGGACTTCCGTGGGCGCGTCTACCCGGTCACCTCCCTGTCTCCGCAGGGCGAGGACTTCGTCAAGGCGCTCATCGAGTTCGCTGAAGGGGAAGAGCTGGGCACCGAGCAAGCCGCTGATTGGCTGGCCATCCACATCGCCAACCTGTTCGGGGTCGACAAGGTCCCGTTCATCGACCGCGTCCTGTGGACCCACCAGCACAGCGACATGCTGCTGGCCATCGCCGAGAACCCCTTCGACAACCGTGAGTGGTGCGACGCCGACAAGCCGTTCCAGGCCCTCGCAGCTGCGTTTGAATGGCAGGGCTATATCGAGCATGGGCTGGCCCACGTTTCGCGCATCCCTGTGGCTCTGGATGGCTCCTGCTCGGGTCTCCAGAACTTCGGCATGGCCCTGCGCTGCGAGGTCACCGGCAAGTCGGTCAACCTGCTGCCGTCGGACAAACCGGCGGACATCTACCAGGACGTCATCGACAAGGTACAGGCGAGGTTGATTCAACTGGCAGGGGACAACTACGCCCAAATGACCCCGGAAGCGGTAATAAACCGGGCGCGGGAAGCCTGTCGGGCTATTTACCCCCAGTACAAGACAGAACTGCCCTTCGACGTCTGGTTGGCCCAAGCGGTCGACCGTCAGTACGACGAAGAGGGCAAGGTGGTGAAACGTGATGCAGAAACCCAAGCCGTCTACGACACCTACTGGAACATCATCGCGGCCCATGCGTGGCTTCGTTTCGGCATTGATCCCGCAACCGGGAAGATGTCGAGGAAGATTGCCAAGCGCGCAGTGATGACTTTCCCGTATGGCTCGAAGGAGTTCGGCTTCCGCGACCAACTGAAAGAGGACATCGTCAAACCAGACCTGGAGAAGAACGGCGAGGCCAGCCCGTTCCATGGATGCGACTGGCAAGCCATGGGCCTGATGGCCAAGCTGCTGTGGGAAGGCGTGAACGAGACCGTGGTGAAAGCCGCCGAGGCAATGGACTGGCTGCAAAAGGCAGCTGCTCTGGTTGCCAAGGAAGGCCAGAAGGTCTCTTGGCGCACTCCGCTCGGCTTCCTGGTGGAGCAGGGCTACATGAAGACCGACGAGCGTCTCATCGAGACCACCTTCGCAGGAGTCGGTCGGATTCGCCTGACCGTCCACAAGGACACCGACACCCCTGACTCCCGCAAGCAAGCCTCGGGCATCGCCCCGAACTACGTCCACAGCCTCGACAGCTCGCACCTGATGCTGACCGTGGCCCGCGCACCGGACATCAAGAACTGGGCGCTCATCCACGACAGCTTCGGCACCCTGCCGAGCAGGACGCAGAACCTCTTCATGTACGTTCGGGTGGCCTTCATGGAGCTGTACACCCAGCACGACGTACTTGAGGAGTTCCGAGGACAAATCCTCGAACAACTCGACAGCGACAAGCTCAACGAGCTACCGCCGCTACCAACCAAAGGCAACTTGGACCTGACCTCCGTACTGCGGAGTGGGTATTGCTTTGCCTGATATTCCCGCAACCGGGACAAAACCACATCAGAGAGGATTGACCATATGAACGCACAACAAGCACTGACTCTGGCCTTCGCACCGCTGTTCTTCATGTTCGGTGAGGAGAAAACCATCGCCGCCATCGAGGCCTACCGCGACCACCTCGTCGCCTCTGGCCGGCAGCACTTCTCGCTGAACGAGGCGGTGGACTGGGTCATGGATCGCCTGATCGATGAGCTGATGGGGGAGGACTTCTGATGAGCCTCACCTCCGTAGAGAACCTGGACTTCGTCGAGCTGGCTGCGCGTGGGCTTCAGGCCCACCTGGAGGAGGCAGTCATCAAGAAGGTCGTCGATGACGCCGTGCGCGAGTTCGAGCAGCGCCTGATGGAGGCCATCACCCGCGCCTCCGTAGGCATTTCCCTCAAGCACATCGAGACCGTGAAGGACGTCGCCCGTCTGCGTGACGAGCTGCGGGTCCACCTCGGCATCCACGTCAACGAAGAGTTCATCGCAGAAATCACCAAGGAGATTCAGTAATGACCAGCCTGACGACTATCACCACCGCTCCGGTGACCATGAGCAGCCGTGAGATTGCCGAGCTGACCGGGAAGCTCCACAAGAACGTAATCCGCGACATCCGCACGATGTTGGATGAGCTGGCAGTGGATGGCTCAAATCTGAGCCATGTTCGTGAAGAGGTGGATTCTCGGGGCTATACGGCTGCCATCCACCTCCCGCGCCGTGAAGTGGAAATCCTCCTGACCGGCTACAGCATCCCGCTCCGCGCCAAGGTCATCGACCGCCTGCATGAGCTGGAACAGGCTCAGCGTCCCTTTACTCTGCCACGCAACTTCTCTGAGGCCCTCCGTCTCGCTGCCGAGCTGGAGGAGCAGAAGGAACAGCTGCGTCTGCAGAACGAGGCCATGAAGCCCGCCGCCGAGGTGGGAGCCGCCGTAGGCAAGCGCACCAACATCACCGTTCCTGACTTCGCCAAGAAGCTCAAAGGCGTGAACACCCAGCAGGTCCAGAACTGGCTTGCCGCTCAAGGCGTTCTCTACAAGGACAGCACCGGCAAGTGGTGCGTCTATGCGCGTTACCGCGACGTCGAGTTCGCAATGGCCTACGACGGGCTGGGCCGCTCCTCGGTGATTGCCTTGGAGAAGGGCCAGCAGCGCATCGTGAAGGCGTACCGCGAAGGGCAGCTCCCCATGAAGAAGGGCTGCACCCCGGACCTCTCGGCAGTCGCCGCCTGATTTACCCCCAGTACTAGCTGTATCGAATCTGGAGGCAAATCGCTATGACAAACCTGACCCGTGCATACCTCTTCTACTGGGACAAAGGACTGCGAGTCCCCGCCGATCTGGCAGCAAAGCTGCTGGAGGAGGGAATCGACGTCGAGGCCCTGGAAGCAAAGCACGTTTAACCCAACCACCAACCCAAGAGGAGCCATATGGCCAGAGTAATCCGCTCCCCCAAAGGAGTCGCAAAGTACCCCTACCTGTCCGAGCCTGACTACAAGTTCGACGCTGATGGTCTGTTCAAGGTCGACCACGTTGTCCCCCTGAACGATGAGACGCAGGCCTACATCGACAGCATCCAAGAGATGTTCGACGAGGCCTACAAGGCTGAATGTGCCAGCAAAGGCAAGAAGAGCCTCAAGCGCGCAGAACTGCCGTGGGAAATCGACGAGGACGAGGGCACGGTCACCTTCAAGTACAAGCTGAAGGCCAAGATCGAGTCCAAGAAGAAGGGCAAGGTGATTCACCGCAAGGTCGCCATCTTCGACGCGAAGGGCAAGCCGGTGAATCCGAAGTCCATCAAGATCGGCGGCGGCTCGGTCATCAAGATCGGCTGGGAACCGTACTTCTGGTTCAGCCCCTCGGTCGGCTTCGGTCTGCAACTGCAGATGGGTGCCGTCCAGGTCATCGAGCTGAAGGAGTTCGGCGGTCGTGACTACGGCTTCGGCGAGGAAGAGGGCTTCGACGGCTCCGACCTGCCGGAAGACGATGACGACGCTCCGTTCGACGCTGACGAAGGCGAAGCTGACGAAGGCGACGACGAAGACTTCTGATGCCCAAAGCCAAACCGGACGTCGGGCTCAAGCTCGGTTTCCGCTCTGGCCTTGAAGAGACCACCGCAGCGCAGCTCACTGCTGCTGGCGTTCCTGTCCGATACGAGGAAGTGCGGCTGGCATACACCAAGCCCGCAACCCCCTCGACCTACAAACCTGACTTCATCCTCCCCAACGGAATAGTCATCGAGACCAAGGGCCGCTTCGTCCCGGAAGACCGGAAGAAGCACCTGCTCATCAAGGAGCAGCACCCGGACCTCGACATCCGCTTCGTGTTCTCCCGATCCAGCACCCGGATCAACAAGACATCGAAAACGACCTACGCCGCTTGGTGCGAGAAGTCGGGCTTCCTGTACGCCGACAAACGCATCCCCCAGGCGTGGATAGACGAGCCCGTCTGTCCGCGCCGCCTCGCTGCAATCGCCAAGGCCACCAAGTAACCCTCACTCCCTGAGAGACCCACTATGACTCAGATGCAGACCATTGCACGTCATATGGTCGAGTACGGCCATATCACTCGAAACACTGCCATCGGCATGTACAACATCACCCGCCTCGCTGCTGTTATTCAGAAGATGGAGGCAAAAGGCATCCCGATCATCGCAGAACCCGTCATGAACGGTAAGCGACTGGTCGACTACCGCTACGCCTACCGCCCCGACTACTTGGAGCGCATCCGCGCCCTCAAGCAGGCCAATGACCTTCTGGAGCGGTTCGGATGGAAGAAAGCCAGCTGATCCGAAAGGAGCCGTGCCCAGCGTGCGGCTCCCGCGACAACCTCGCCCGGTACTCAGATGGTCATGCCTACTGCTTCTCTCCCGGCTGCGAACACTATGAGCCGGGGGAAGGGCAGGAGGGCACCGCCAAGCCTTCCCGCAAGACCCCAAGCGACCTCCTGCAGGGCACCTACACAGCCCTCAAGGCCCGTGGAATCACGGAGGAAACCTGCAGGACCATGGGATACCAGCGGGCGACCCACGGCGGTGAAACCGTTCAGGTAGCCAACTACTACCACCCCGAGACCCGCGAGCTGGTGGGTCAGAAAATCCGCACCAAGGACAAGACGTTCAAGGTGTTCGGCAAGCTCCACGACGCTCTGTTCGGCTGGCAGGCATGGCCCGTCGGCGGCAAGAAGATCGTCATCACCGAGGGCGAAATCGACGCCCTGACGGTCTCCCAGGTGCAAGGCAACAAGTACCCGGTGGTGAGCCTCCCCAACGGCGCATCGAGCGCCAAGAAGGCCATTCTGGCGAACATGGACTACCTCAAGCGGTTCGACGAGGTGGTGCTGATGTTCGACATGGATGAGCCGGGGAGAACCGCTACAGAGCAAGCAGCCAAGCTCCTCGGCCCCCGCGCCCGGATTGCCGAGCTGCCCCGCAAAGACCCCAACGAGACCTTCCTGGAGATGGGCGCTGAACCCATCATCAAGGCGATCTGGAACGCCAAGGTGCGCAAGCCTGCCGGCCTGTACACCGGGGAAGAGGTCCTCACGATGGGCGAGGTATCCATCGAGATGGGCAAGAGCTACCCGTGGGAGTCGCTGACTGCGGCCACCTACGGCAAGCGCCCCCATGAGATGTACCTGATCGGGGCCGGCACCGGCTGCGGCAAGACCGACTGGATGAAGGAGGACATCGCGCACAACATCGCCGTCCACGGTGAGAAGTGCATGACCATCTTCCTGGAGGAGCCGAGCCTCCCCCTGACCATCGCCACCATCGCCGGCAAGATCGACGGCAAGCTCTATCACATCCCCGGTCGTGAGTTCGACCGCGAGCAGTACGAGCGCACCAAGCGCCTCGTCGCAGAGAACCTGCTGCTGTTCAAGGTCGAGGACTCCATCGAACCCGAGGATGTCACCGAGCTGATTCGGGAGGCGGTCGAAGGCTACGGGGTCAAGCACGTCTACCTCGACCACGTCACCTACCTGCTGGACTCCAGCGGCGACGGCGATCTGGCGGCTACCAAGCAGCTCATGCGGTCCCTGAACGACCTCAACAAGTCCCTGCCATTCACCCTCTACTACGTCGCCCACCTTCGCAAGAAGGACAGCAAGGCGCGGAGCCATGAGGAAGGCGGGCGCATCACCCTCGACGACTTCGCCGGGGGCAAGGCCATCACGCAGTACGCCAACTTCGTGTTCGGTCTGGAGCGTTCCCAGCAGGACCCCGAGGAGAAGGACGTGACCACGTTCCGAATCCTCAAGGATCGGTACACCGGCCAAGGCACCGGGCTGACCTTCTATTTGCAGTACGACCCCACAACCGGGAGGAAATCGGAGGTGGAACTGTTCGACGACGACGAGGACGACAGCCCCGGCGTCGACACCGACTTCTGATTTACCCCCAGTACTAGCTTCAACCAAACCAACCCCCACGACCCCCGACCGGCACCCGCTGGCTCGGGGGTTTTCTTTTCTCCAGCGAGAGGCCCCCGATGCGATTGGTATTCGACATCGAGACTGATGGCTTGCTGGACCAGATGACCAGAATCCACTGCATCTGGGCGGCAGACATCGACACCGGGGAGTTCTACGACTTCTCCCCACTGACCATTCGGCAAGGCATCGACCTCCTTGAGCGAGCCGACGAACTGGTCGCACACAACGGCTTCTGGTTCGACTACGAAGCCATCCGAAAGCTGTACCCCGACTTCCGTCCGAAAGGCCGACTGCGCGACTCCATGGCTGAGTCCCGTCTGGTCTACGCAAACCTCACGGACATCGACTTCACCCGCCTGCGCAAGAAGCAGGGTGACCTGCCCAAGAACCTGATCGGCAGTCACTCGCTGAAGGCGTGGGGTTACCGCCTCGGCCTCCACAAGGGCGAATACGCCGACATCATGAAGGAGCGAGGTCTCGATCCATGGGCCAACTGGAACGAGGAGATGCACGACTACTGCCGTCAGGACGTAGCCGTCACCCTGGAGCTGGTCCGCAAGATCGAGGAAAAAGAGTACTCACCCGCTGCGCTGTATCTGGAGAACCGCATCTCGGCTCTCATGGCGCGGCAGGAGTTCAACGGCTTCGTCTTCAACCAGACGGCTGCTGTTGAGCTGTACGCCCGACTGGTCGCTCGCCGCGACGTCATCCAGCGAGAACTGGTCGAGGCATTCGGTTGGTGGAACCAGCCCACTGGGATTAAGAACCCGACCCGCACCGTCCGTTACAAAGACCCTCTGAAGGCAGACCAGACTGAAGGCGCTCCGTACTGCACGTTCACCCAGGTGACGTTCAACCCGAGCAGTCGGCAGCACATCGCCAAGCGGCTCAAGGAGCTGTACGGCTGGGAGCCCAAGGAGTTCACCGAGAACGGCCAGCCCAAGATCGATGAAGCAGTGTTGTCTCGACTGGACAACCCCCACGCCAAGCTCCTCGCGGAGAGCTTCTTGGTGGAGAAGCGGATCGGTCAGCTCAGCGAAGGCAGCAACGGCTGGCTGCGTCTGTGCCGCAAGGGACGGATACACGGTCGCGTCAATCCAAACGGGGCTGTCACAGGCCGAGCCACCCACAGCTACCCGAACGTCGCCCAAGTGCCAAGCACACGGGCCGCATACGGAAAGGAGTGCCGCGAGCTATTCACGGTTCCTCCGGGCTGGGTGCTGCTCGGCAGTGACGCCAGCGGTCTGGAGCTGCGCTGTCTTGGTCACTTCATGGCCAAGTACGACGACGGCGCATACATCCGGGCACTGCTGGAAGGGGACATTCACTGGGCCAATACCCTGGCCTTGGGGCTGGTTCCACCGGGCACTGAGAGAGACAAGCACAACCCACAGCATGAGTGGGCGAGGGGAGTAGCGAAGACCTTCATCTACGCCTTCCTGTACGGCGCTGGCGACGAAAAGATCGGCTCTATCGTCAAGCCCAACGCCTCACCCGAAGAGCAGAAGAAGGCGGGCAAGAAGCTCAAGGCCAAGTTCCTGAAGAGCTTCCCGGCACTGAAGCTGCTCCTGGACAACGTCAAGGCTGCCGCCAAGCGCGGCTGGCTGAAGGGGCTGGATGGCCGCAAGGTCTACGTCCGCTCCGAACACGCCGCCCTCAACACCCTCCTGCAGTCAGCCGGTGCGCTGATCTGCAAGCGCTGGCTCATCGAACTGGAAGACCTCCTCTTGGCCCACGGCTACCGCCACGGCTGGGACGGCGACTTCTGCTTCTGCGCCTGGGTTCATGACGAAGTCCAGATCGCCTGTCGCACCCCCGAAATCGCGGAACACATCGGCCAGCTGTGCAAGCAGGCCATGGAGAACACCGCTGCCTACTTCAACTACCGCTGCCCGCTGGAAGCCGACTTCGCCATCGGCAAGACCTGGGCGGATACCCACTGAGGAAACCATGAACCTGACCATTTATGGCACAGCCGCCTGCGCCAACTGCAAGGCCTTGGTCTCGATGGCCAAGGCTCGCGGCATCGAACCTGTGTACCACCTGATCGATTCCGATCCGGCCCTCTACGACCAGTTCCGTGAGCTGGCCGACCTCAACTTTGGCCTCGGTGCCACCGTCCAGCTGCCCTTCGTGGTCATCACCGGCAAAGACGTTTCGTCCGTTCACACCGGGATGCAGGGGGGCATGGAAGCCCTGAAGTTCTACCAGTCCATCAAGGAGTGACCATGCGAGTCGTCTATCGCAAAACCATGACGGAGCAACTCTTCGAGGCCATCGCCAAGGCCAAGAAGGAGAACCGTGAAATCGAGAAGTTCGTCCTGACCGCCTCCGAGCTGGAGCGCCTGGAGCGAGAAAACTGCCGGGAGCTGATCCGTCCGCGTCACCCCATGGTGAAGTTCTCGACCGGCACCGTCTTCTGCGGCATCCAGATCGAAGTCGAGGAGGACTTCTGATGAAGGCCGAGTACGTTGACCACATGGGCAGCGACCTCAGCATCGTCAACGCTGCCCGCGTGTCCTTCGACAAGACCTCCGAGTGGGACTGGATCGACGACGACCTGGGCGGCTACCCGGTCCTGAAGGCTGCTGACGAGCGCCTGATCCACTACCTCGCCAAGCACGACCACTGGACTCCCTTCGCTCACACCAGCATCACCCTGCGCATGAAAGCCCCGGTGCCGATCCGCACCCAATGCTTCAAGCACAAGCAGGGTCTGGTGGAGAACGAGGAGTCTCGCCGGTACATCAGCAGCAGGCCTGAGCTGTTCATCCCCGAGGCGTTCCGAGCGAAGCCCGAAGGGAGCATCAAGCAAGGCTCCGCTGGTATTCACCCCAAGAGCGCGTACTTCCGGGGTGAATACGCCTTCTACTGCGGGCTAGCAATCAATCTGTACGAGGAAATGATTGCCGACGGAGTCTGCCCAGAGCAGGCCCGCTTCGTTCTACCCCAAGGCGTACAGGTCAACTGGATCTGGACCGGCAACCTCTACGCATTCGCCAACTTCTACCTCAAACGAACTGACGCTCACGCCCAGCAGGAAGTCCAGCAGCTCGCCGCAATGGTGGGCCAAGTCATCGCTCCTCTGTTCCCCGTGAGCTGGAAAGCCCTGACCCAGCAATGAACACACCCATCAAAGTCGACTACGACCGAGATGGACTGCTGACCCCCCAAGCCCGCGACCTCCTCACAGAGTTCTACCTGATGCCCGGTGAGCATTCTCCCCAGGATGCCTTCGCTCGCGCTGCGGTTGCCTTCTGTGAGGGGGACTTCGGCTTGGCACAGCGTATCTACGACGCCGTGTCGCAGCTCCATTTCATGTTCTCCAGTCCCATCCTCTCCAACGCCCCGATGGTTCGCCTGAACACTCAGGGGGAAATCATCCACCTCGATGTCGGCGCAATGCCGATCAGCTGCTTCAAGTCCTTCGTCCCGGATACCCGCAAGGGCCTCATCGACCACCAGTCAGAACTGGCTTGGCTCTCGGTCATGGGCGGCGGCGTAGGCGGGCACTGGGATGCCATCCGGGCCATCTCGAAGAAGGCCCCCGGCCCCATCCCGTTCCTCAAGGTGGCCGACAGCGGCATGTTGGCGTGGAAGCAAGGCACCACCCGCAAGGGCAGCTATGCGGCCTACCTCGACGTCAGCCACCCGGACATCATCGAGTTCCTGCAGATCAGGGTCCCGACCGGCGGCGACGTCAACCGCAAGACGCTGAACCTGCACCACGCGGTCAACATCCCGGACGCCTTCATGGCGGCGGTCTATGCCGATACCGACTGGCACCTTCGCTGCCCGCACAGCGGGGAGGTGAGGGGAACCATCAAGGCCCGCCAGCTTTGGGAACGCATCCTCGAAGTGCGCTTCCGTACCGGCGAGCCGTACCTGAACTTCATCGATGCGGCCAACCGTGAGCTGAACCCGTTCCAGAAGGCGCTGGGTCTGCGCATCCACGGCAGCAACCTGTGCAACGAAATCCATCTGGCCACCGACGCGCAGCGCACCGCTGTCTGCTGCCTGTCCAGCCTGAACCTGGAGACGTTCGATGAGTGGCCTGAAGGCCTGGTTGCCGACGTCACCCGCTTCCTCGACAACGTCATCAGCTTCTTCATCCGGTACGCCCCGGAGCCGCTTAAGAAAGCCGTCTACTCGGCCACCCAAGAGCGCTCCATCGGTATCGGCGCGATGGGCTTCCACAGCTATCTGCAGAAGCATGGCGTCCCGTTCGAGTCCGCGGTGGCCGTGGGCATCAACAAGACCATCTTCTCGCTCATCAAGGCCGAGGCTGTCGCCGAGAGCGAGCGTCTGGCTCAGGAGCGTGGAGAGCCGGGTGACCTGATCGGCTCAGGCCGTCGCAACGCGCACCTGCTGGCAATCGCCCCGAACGCCAACAGCTCCATCATCGCTGGTTGCTCCCCGAGCATCGAGCCATGGCGCAGCAACTACTACGTCCATCGGACTCGCGTCGGCTCTCATGTCATCAAAAACAAGCACTTACAGGCTGTTCTTCAGAAGTACGGCAAGGATGACAACGAGACCTGGACCAGCATCCTGGAACACGACGGATCGGTTCAGCACCTGGACTTCCTGGACGGCACCGACAAGGAGGTGTTCAAGACCTTCCCGGAACTGGACCAGCACTGGGTCGTCAAGCACGCCGCCGACCGCCAGCCGTGGGTCTGCCAAGGCCAGTCGGTCAACGTGTTCTTCGCTGCGGGTTCGCCCCGTTCCTACGTCAACAGCGTCCACCTGTCTGCCCACAAGGGCGGGCTGAAGGGCCTGTACTACCTGCGCACCACCACCGGCCATGCAGCCGAGAAGGTGAGCCGCAAGGTGGAGCGTCAGGCGCTCGGTGAGGCCCCGAAAGAAGAGGAGTGTCTGTCATGCCACGGCTGACCGAGTACGCCCAAACCTACAAGCCGTTCCACTTCCCTTGGGCGATGGAGGCGGCAGTCAACCATGAGCTGATCCACTGGCATGAGCAGGAGCCCGAGCTGCAGGAAGACGTTCTGCAGTGGAACACCGGGGTCCTGTTGCCGCATGAGGTCAACCAGATCACGCAGATTCTTCGCCTGTTCACGCAGACGGACGCTCAGGTAGGGCAGAACTACTGCGACCTGTTCATCCCGTACTTCAAGAACAACGAAGTCCGCTGCATGTTGCTGGCCTTCGCGGCCCGTGAGGGCATCCACCAGCGCGCCTATGCACTACTGAACGACACCTTGGGTCTCCCGGACGAGGAGTACTCGGCTTTCCTCGGGTACACCGAGATGGCTGCCAAGATCGAGTTCATGCAGGACAACGACGTCAGCACACCGGCAGGCATGGCTCGGGCTCTGGCTCAGTCGGTCTGCAACGAGGGCATGAGCCTGTTCTCCGCTTTCGTGATGCTGCTGAACTACCAACGCTTCGGGAAGATGCTGGGCATGTGCAAGATCGTCGAATGGTCGATCAGGGACGAGACCCAGCACGTCGAGGGCATGAGCCGTCTGTTCCGTGAGTTCTGCCGGGAGTTCCCGGAGGTGCTGACGGACGAGTTCAAGCGCTCCGTCTACGAGATGTACCGCACCGCCGTCGCTTTGGAGGACAAGTTCATCGACTTGGCTTTCGAGCTGGGTGAACCGGAAGGGCTCACCAAGGCTGAGATGAAGCAGTACATCCGCTACATCGCAGACCGTCGACTGATCCAACTCGGCTTCAAGGCCAACTTCGGCGTCAAGGACAACCCGCTCCCGTGGGTCGCAGAACTCCTTGCCGAAGGTCACACCAACTTCTTCGAGCAGCGCGTTTCCGAGTACTCGGTTGCCGGCATGACCGGTGGCTGGGGATGGGAAGCCCTCGCTGCGTAAGGTAACCCTCTATGTCCACCGTCCTGCTTCTGGACGCGGACATCCTTTGCTACCAGACCACCGCCTCGGTTGAGACCGAGGTGGACTGGGGCGATGACTTCTGGACCCTGCACTCGGACCTTCGGGAGGCGAAAGACCGCCTGGGGGCCGATGTTGCGTACCTGACCGACAAGCTCAGCGCCGACGAAGTCATCCTCTGCTTCACGGATGGCGAGAACTTCCGCAAGCAGATTTACCCCCAGTACAAGACAAATCGCAAAGGCGTCCGCAAGCCGCTGGCCTACTCGGCCTTGGTGGCTCACTGCAAAGAAAACTACGAGACCTTCACCCGGCCAAACCTGGAAGCGGATGACGTCATGGGCATTCTCGCCACATGGCCGAAGTTCCGACCGGGAGCCAAGAAGGTCATCGTCAGCGAAGACAAAGACCTCAAGACCATCGGAGGTGCATGGCTGTTCAACCCGGCCAAGCACGACGAGCCGGTCTTCAACGACCCCCACGAAGCCTACCTCTACTTCCTCGAACAGACCCTCACTGGCGACACCACCGACGGCTATCCCGGCTGTCCTGGTATCGGCCCGGTGAAGGCTAAGGCTGCCCTTGAGAAAGCCGCCGAGGGAGCCGAGTGGGCCGCAGTCGTTGCGCTCTACCTCAAGGCAGGCCTGAGCGAGGAGGTCGCGCTTCAGCAGGCGCGTTGCGCCCGAATCCTCCATGCAACCGACTACGACTTCAAAAGGAAGGAACCGAAGCTATGGCTTCCGCCGCAAACAATTTCCGCGTCTACGACGTAGTGACTGCGACCGATCGTTCGATCCAGTTCAGCCACGACCACGGGCTCCCCGTCCCGCCGACTGATGAAGTGACCGTCCTCGCAATCGACTACGACGGGGTGCTGACTCTCTCCGACGGATCCAATTGGCATCACAGCCACTTCCGTCTGGTGCGCCGCCCTGACGTCCCGGAGCTGGACCAGGACGAGTCACTGGTTGGCGAGTTCAACGAGTTCGACATCCTCGACGAGGTCCGCGAGTACATCGCCAAGACCTACGGCGAGCATTACGCAAAGGACGGCGTTCAGGCCTTCGCCCTCATCGCCAAGCGCCCCGAGCGCGGCCTGCACTTCGCCCTGAGCAACGTCATCAAGTACGCCGACCGCTTCGGCGAGAAGGGTGGTCGCAACCGCAAAGACCTGCTCAAGGTCGCCCACTACTCGGTGCTGGCCATCTACTGCCTCGACAAGCTGGAGGGCCGGGTATGAAGACCAAGCCCGTCTCCCTCGGCGACATCCACCGGCACCTGATGGCGACCCACGGCCATCGGGTCAAGAAGGCCCCGCAGCCCGTCGTCATGGACGTCCACAGTCCTAACTGGCGTCGCCCTATCACCGCAGCAGTTGCTGTTGCTGGCGGACTGATTACCGGCTTCGCTGCCCTCGGCCTGCTCTGGCTGCTGATTGGAGTACTGCCGTGAACTTCGCCGAATACCAACAGAAAGCTCGCAAATTCGCGCAGTACCAAGACGAAATCTATCCCTTCCTTGGGCTGGCCGAAGAGGCCGGGGAGTTCCTCGGCGTCATCGCCAAGCTCAAGCGGGGAGACGATCTGGTAGCCCGCTACGGCTCCAAAGAAGCTGCCCGCGAGGCGGCACTGAAAGAGGCTGGCGACATCCTCTGGCAACTCTCGCAGTGTCTCGAAGAACTCGAAATGTCCCTCCAGGACGCTGCCGAACTCAACCTCAAGAAACTCGAAGACCGCCTTCAGCGCGGCGTAATCAAAGGACAAGGAGACAACAGATGACCAAGACCAACATGAACACCACCGAGAACGTCAACGCCGCTCAGCTGATCGACCAGATCATCGGCCAGATCGACGAGAAGCAAGGCCCGGTCGTGATGCGCTGCGAGAAAGAGGTTGGCGCTGTCGAGCTGTTCATCGGCATCGCTGCGATCCAGCCGAAGGGCGAGGAGCGCACCGATCTGATGCCGTTGCTGCTGTTGGAACTGATGGAGCAGATGGACGCCGAAGCGCTGGTGGAAAGCCTCATTGGCACCCGCCACTGATTTACCCCCAGTACTAGCCAAAAGCGAAACAGCCAAGTCATTCATCCAAGAGTGACTTGGTTGAGGCAACCCCTCCATGAACATCGACATCAGACGTCACAAAGACCTGATCGAACTCCTCGACGCTCTCTACCCCCGCAAGGCATACGGACCTGAAGTCCCTCTGGACATCATCCGCTATGAGTCCGGGCAACGCTCTGTCGTTGAGATGCTGCAGAACGAACTGCGGTATCAGGAGGAGAGGGCCGACGAGTTCCAGGCCCAAGTCTTAGGTATCCGCGACAATGTGTAGTGGCTCTCGACCAAAACCGCCGCCACCTCCGCCTCCAGCTCCGCCGCCACCGCCGGCCCCGCCGCCTGTAGCCGAACTGGATGTGGCGATGGACAAGAACCCCGATTCGCAAGCCGCCAAGAGCGCCAAGCAGCGTGAAGGCCGCGCAAGCCTGCGAATCCAACGCCAGACTGGCATCGGTGGAGGTTCCATCGGCGCTGGCCTGAGTATCCCGAAAGGATAACGAATGATTCTCCCTGCTTCCAAAGCCCGGAAGCGGTACGAGACCCTCAAAGCAGAACGACAGCCTTACCTCGACAGAGCAAGGGAGTGCGCCAAGCTCACCATCCCTTCGCTGTTCCCTGAAGAGGCCTCCACAGGCAACAACAGCTTCCCGACCCCCTACCAGAGCATCGGCTCGCGTGGCGTCAACAACCTCGCCTCACGCCTGCTCATGTCGCAGCTCCCGTCCAACGCTCCCTTCTTCCGCCTGAAGCTCTCCGACTTCGACTACCGAGTCCTGGGCAGCGAGGAAGAGCGGGGCAAGATGGACGCTGCTCTCGCCATTGTTGAGCGCACTGCTCTCGACGAAATCGAGAACCAAGCCCTGCGCGTCCCCACATTCGAGGGACTGCGTCACCTCCTGGTCGCCGGCAACTCGTTGCTGGTCTACCTCCCGGAGGGTGGCGCAAGGGTCTTCCGTCTCGACCGCTATGTGGTCAAGCGGGACCCGATGGGCAACATGCTGGAAGCCATCACCCACGAAAGCGTTGCACCTGCGGCCCTGAAGAAAGACCTCCTCGATGCAATCCAGGAGTCGAACACTCAGACGGGCGAAGACGCAGATGACCTCTCCAACCAGAAGACGCTCGACCTATACACCCACATGCGCCGCAACGGGAATGGTTGGGAATCCTACCAAGAGATCCGAGGCCGAGTCGTACCCGGCTCCCGTCGGACCTATCCGCTGGACAAATGTCCTTGGCTGCCGTTGCGATTTACTCGCGTCGACGGTGAAAGCTATGGGCGTGGTCTGGTAGAGGAATACTTCGGTGACCTCCGGTCGCTCGAAACGCTGACGAAGGCAATCGTTCAAGGCTCTGCCGCTGCTGCAAAAATCCTCCTGCTGGTGAGACCGAACGGGGCCACCAAGATCAGAGAGGTCCGTGAAGCCCCCAACGGTGGGGTCATCTCCGGTGATGCAAACGACGTCACCGTTCTCCAACTGAACAAGTACGCTGACTTCCGCGTGGCCAAAGACCTCATGGCCGAGCTGGAACAGCGCCTTGCTGCGGCCTTCCTCATGAACAGCTCCATCCAGCGCGATGGAGAGCGGGTGACCGCAGAGGAAATCCGCTTCATGGCCCAAGAGCTTGAAGGTGCCCTCGGTGGGCTCTACTCGATTCTCGCTCTGGAACTCCAGCTACCTCTGGTGCGGCTCATTCTGGCCAACCTGGAGCGCCGCAAGAAAATCCCTGCACTCCCCAGCGACAAGGTGAAGCCGCAAATCACCACGGGCATCGAGGCCCTTGGGCGCGGCATGGAGCTGAACCGACTGGCCCAGTTCCTGAGATTCCTAGAGCCCTTCGGACCCGAAGTCCTGGCTCGGGAGCTGAACCTCGCTGACTACATCGCCCGTGTTGGAGCGAACCTCGGTATCGACACCGCCGGCCTGATTAAGACCCCCGAGCAGAAAGCTCAGGAGGCACAGGCAGCTCAACAGGCACAGATGCAGGCAGGGGTCATGGATGTCGCCGGCAAGGCAGCGCCTCATCTCGTAAAAGGAATGATGAATGGCGAAGGCCAACAGTAATGTCAAAGTCCACAACGTAGCCAACAAGCGGCGTGGTCAAGGGCTGAGGAAAGTCGTCGAGGCCCGTATGCAGGCCAAGGCAGACGCCCAGGTCACCAAGGCCGGCAGCAAGCCCGCCACTTCCGCTGGCTCTGGTGGCTCTGGCAAACCCCCGGTGGCCACCAAGAAGGCATCCACCAGCTCGTCCAAATCCACGCTCCCTGCGCGCACCGAGAAAGCGGCAGGCCGCGTCGAGAAGGACATGGGGGTTGCCAAGCGTGTACCCAGCAAAGCCCTTCCCGGCGCTGCCAAGGCAGCCTCAGCCGCGAAGCCCGGAATCCTGTCCCGCGTTGCCAACGGCATCCGTGGCGTCGTGCGAGCAGGCAAAGGCAAGGCAGGCCCTCTGGGGCTGTTCCTGACCGGCGCTGCGCTCTCGATGGAGGCCGGTCGAGCGGTCGACAAGGCCATCGCCGCCAGCCGTAGCAAAAGCAAGAGCGAAGGCTCCAGCGGTCGCAGTGGCCGTAACGCCCGCAACATCAAGTCAACCGCTGCTACAGCAAAGGCTCCGGCTGCCACGAAGGCTGCTGAAGCGCCCAAGCCGAATGCAGCGGCAAAACCTTCCGCCTCCAAGGGCTCTGTGCAGACCAAGGGCGGCAACTACCCGGTCTATCCCAAGAAGTCGTCTCAAGCCGCCTCTTTCCGGTCGGCCTTTGCGTCTGCCCGCAAGGCAGGCAAGAAGACCTTCACCTGGGAGGGCCGTCTCTACAACACCAAGCTGAAAGGCGAGTAAATGAGCGACGAGACCGTGATTGTCAGCCAAGAGGCTGAAGACGCAGAAGCTACCCAAGCAGCGCTGGACGCAGCTGAGAAACTGAAGGCAGGCGTTGAGGGCGGCGAGCGCCCCGACTGGTTGCCGGAAGAGTTCGACAGCGTCGATGCGTTTCTGCAGAGCTACAACGAACTGAAGCAAGGCCAGTCAGCCGATGAAGACGACGCCGAGGGCGACGACTCCGCTGATGGGAACGAAGAGCAGGATGACGAGCAGGAAGACTCCAGCCAAGAGGAATCCGACGGCATCGACTTCGACTCCCTGACCGAAGAGTACGTCGAGACTGGCACCCTGAGCGAAGAAACCATCGACAAACTGGTTGAGCAAGGCATCCCGCGTGAAGTCGTCCAGATCCATCTGGATGGCCTGAACGCCCAAGCCGAACTGACCCGCTACCGTGCTGCCGAGCGTTTCGGTGGTGAAGAACAGCTCCAAGCCGTCCTGCAATGGGCCGGTCAGAGTCTGTCCGAAGCCGAAATCGACCGCATCAACGGTCTGGTCGCGGCAGGCGACTTCGAGGGTTACCTGTTGGCCATGGAAGGAGTGAAGGCGCGCTACGAGGCGAACTTCGGCTCCATCGCACCGCAATCCATCCAAGGCACAACCACCCCGGTCGCTGACCTCTACGAATCAGCAGAAGAGATGAAGGCCGACATGCGCGACCCGCGTTACGCGAAGGACGAAGCCTTCCGTTCGCGTGTAGCCGCCAAGCTGGCTCGCACTCGCCGCGCTGGCATCCTGTAAGGCCTCATCTCCCTAGTAAGGAGGTGGTCCTCATATCTCCGGGTGCAGCTACGGATACTGCACAGGCGTCGCAAGGCCCGATGTGAATCGCCCTGACGCCAATCCTCCCTCCCAAGCAATACACCCGTCAGGCCTCTGGCGCGGCGTTTCCCCCGTCCGCCACTAAGCGCCACGCCCAAATCGCACGGGTTTTTCCCATCCCTCCCGCCCTCCTTTTCTCGCACTGGCAGCAGCCGGTGGGGGAGGGCTTTGTTCGCAAGGAACATCCATGGCTTTTCCGCAAAACCAAAACGTCTCCTTCCTGGGCCAGCAGAACCTGAGCGGTGACCAGCGCGCCCTGTTCATGGACCTGTTCGCTGGTGAGGTCATCACCCAGTTCGAGCAGAAGAACCTGATGATGGACAAGCATCGGGTCAAGACCATCAAGAACGGTCGCTCGTATGAGTTCCCGATGGTCGGTACGACTGGTGCGAAGTACCACGTTCCGGGTGAGATGATCCAGGCCGACAAGCTGGCTCACTCGAAGCGTCGGGTGACCATCGATGAGCTGCTCATCAGCCCGGTGTTCATCGACCGTCTCGACGAAGCGATGAACCACTTCGATGTGCGCTCGATCTACACCAAGGAGTGCGCGAACGCTCTGTCGAATGTGGCAGACCGCAACATCCTGCGCACCGCCGTGAAGGCATCCTTCATCACCGACGAAGCCGCTGCTACCGCCGCTGGCCTGAACCCGGTGAATGGCGAAACCTTCACCGCCAACGTCACTCTCGGCGCTGCCGGTGACGAGCTGAAGGGCGATGCCCTGGTTCGCGCTCTCTTCAAGGCCCGTGAAGAGTTCGACAAGAAGGACGTGACTGGCGAGCCGTTCGTCATCCTGCGTCCCGAGCAGTACTACAGCCTGTTCAACACCACCGACACCTCCAAGCTGTTCTACATGAACAAGGACGTCGGCGGCGTAGGCTCGATTGCCACCGCTTCCATCCCGATGGTTGCCGGCATGAAGGTCTACATGAGCAACCACCTGCCGAACGCCAACGAGTCCACCGCACTGGCGGGTGACCCGGAGTCGGCTGTTCGTCCCGGTGCCTACCGTGGCGACTTCTCCAAGGTGGTTGGTCTGGTGATGACCGAAGAGGCCATCGCAACTGTGAAGCTGTTCGACCTGGCTACCGAAATGGAGTACCAGATCGAGCGTCAGGGCACCCTGATCGTGGCGAAGTACGCCATGGGCCACAACATCCTGCGTCCGGCCTGCGCCATCTCCATCCTGAAAGTCTAACCAATAGGGGGGTCGTCTCTTTGACGGCTCCCCTTTTTTTTCGGTACGAACAATGCCTCTGACCACCAAGATCGATGCGGTCAATGAGGTGCTGGCCGGTATCGGAGAGTCCCCCGTATCAAGCCTGAGCAGCGGCTTCGTGACTGCCTCGATGGCAG